GGCGTGAGGCGCCTGCGAGCCCGCTGGCCGCATAATCAAGGATCTGATTAGCCAGGAGCCGGGCAGTGCGCCCATTCGCGTAGGTGCCTAGCCCCTCATCAATGTCTATCGCATGCACTACACCGGCTTTATTCGGGTTATGGTCCGATATTCTTTCAGAGTGGGCCCGGTCCCCGATCCATCCGTCGGAGGCTTTGTCACGCTTAGGCCAGCGGCGGTTCACCTGGTCGCGTAACTTGACGCCGCCTTTACATAGTCGAGCCATTATCTAGCCTCCCATATCTTGAATCGTCGCCGTTGAGCGCGTTAATAATCACCGGGATTACTGCCGCAGAAACTGCAACGATAAGCGGGTGAACGTCCGCTGTTGCGAGCCACGACAGGAGGGCACCGAGTGCAGCCCCTGACGCTATTTTGACGATGGAGCCTTCCCATGTCGAGGCGAGCCAATGCTTCATATCAGAGCCCTAACTTCTCGGAGATCCGATCGACTTTCGCGGCAACGTCGGCCAGTGATTCGCCACCGTTACGGAAACCGGGTTGTATTGTGAGGGTCGCTTTCTTGATCTCATCCCGGACGACGTTGCGGATGAGCCACACTAGGCCAGTTCCCATGATCGCTAGGGCTGCTAGTGCTGTCGCTATGAGGCCGACAATGTCGCCAAAGTCCACGGTTCTAACCTTTGAGTTTGGCTCGGACAATAGCCCGTGCGCGTTCGGTTTCGGTAGCCACTTTTGGGTGCTTCGATGATGTTGGCTTCTTCTTCACCGGTTCGACTTCGACCGTGTCCACGTGTAGTTCTTGATCTATTTCACTCACTTAAGGGCTCCTCTGGTTGTGGGCTGATGAACTCGTCGAGCACCGGGTCGTAGGTCATGCCTTGGCCTGCGTACTGGCCTCTGAAGTTCCCGTTGTACGACGTTTGCAACCAGTCACCGTTAAGGCCGAGGGAATGAATGAACAGTAAGCCGGTCGCTTCCGAATAAGGGAAGTCTTGCGTCCCAAGATCAGAGTTGTCTACAACGATCACGTTGCGAACAACATTGTTGCCGTCTACTTGCGCGAAATGTGCCATTTACACCACCACCCTTACTATTACGATTCCTGAGCCGCCGTCCCCGCCGTCCCCGCCAACCCCATTGCCGCCACCGCCACCGCCACCAGTGCCTCCGGCACCGTCTGACCCGTTAGTTGATCCACCAGCACCTCCGCCACCAGTGCCTCCGGCACCGGCTGAAGTAGCACCTCCACCGCCACCTCCAGCGCGAGTTACTGCACTGCCAGTAATGCTGCTGCTAAGACCCGCACCACCGACCCCTCCGACGCTTGCACTGGCGTTTGTGCCAGCAGCACCGCCACCTCCACCGCCGCCACCGGCGCTCGTGGCGTAACCTGAACCGCCATCGTTACCTTGGCGCGTGGTGCCTGTACCCCCGGCTGACCCACTGGAACCGTTTCCGCCGCCACCGGAACCACCGTCGTTACCTGTTTTGTTAATGTTGTATGTCCCTCCGCGACCGCCACCTTCTACGGATAAAAAATAAAGCGAAGAGGCGGTTCCGTCCGTACCGGGAGTGTTAGTGTCAGTGCCACCGGAACCACCAGCCCCTACGATTGCATCGTAAGTGCCAGTTTCAAAGGTTAAAGAGACAGAAGCATAGCCGCCTGCACCGCCACCGCCGGCGTAACGGCCGCCGCCTCCGCCGCCACCGCCGCCGACAACGAGCACGTCAGCGAAACCAGCCACATCAAACGTGACCGAGCCTGTCCCCGTCAGAGTCAAATACTTGTAGTCGATCCCGCCGTCTGTGTAAGTGCCGGTCGCAGCGTTCGTGAAGTTCGCGTTATCAACGCCGCCAGCGGAGAAAGGGATGAACGTCCATGTATTTGATGCTGTGCGGACTAGGCTTCCCCCCTTTGACGTCGCAAGAGTAAGCGGTTCACCGTTGATCGTGACACCGGCAGCCGGGGTGACCGTCACAGTTCCTGCGCCAATGTTTAGGAAGTTCAGTTGCGTGTTGGCCGACCATGCGACGGTAGCCTGAGCCGGTATTGTGACCGTTACGGCGGCGGCGTTGTTTAGCGTAACGGTTTTACCGGCGTCAAGTGCCACTGGCTGATAGCTCGTGGCGGTTATCGCGTTCTGGGTAGGCGCCTGGACGACTTGATCTACACGTTCCGCTAGGGCCAAACTCGCACCCGGGTAGTTCGCTACAAGGTCGGAGGATTCTACGTACGGACTTCCGGCGGGTGTGACTGCCATTTTATAACCTCACTAGATCGGAGTTAGTAACTATTTCAAACCATTGAGCGCCCGGGCCAACTTCTCCCCATGTAAACGCAGGGGCGACCTGACCCCATTGTAGGACCTGGAGACTGAAACGCGGGTCACTGATTGACAGTGTCATGATGTGCTGCCCGTTATTGTAGGAGTCCGTCCAGCCTTCGACGATCCCGTTAAAGTCCGGGTAGGGGCCTGAGGCGGGTAATCCCCTGACGGTTACTAGGTCACCGGATACGAGCTCGAGTAGTGCGGTCGTGTCGGTTTCGTCGAGTTGGTCTACGAGCACCGATATTTGCCCGAGGTTCCACAGCCCGTTGGCTTGCGCGGTCATGATCCCCGCGGCCCGTGTCGTGGCGTCGTCTATGGTTTTAATGTCCGTGTCGAGCCGGTACTCACGTCGCCCGTATTGCGTGATCGAGGCGCTATCCGTTTGGGTCACTGACAGATCCGGCCCATATGTCACGGTCACATCGTTAATAAGAGGCGTCAGAGTCTTGGCCCATGTCGGGGCAAAGATTACCCCGGGCGCTTCAAGGTTAAAGCTCGTTGGGAATAGCGGGTAGTCGGCCCATGTGCCTTCGGCTTCTGACCAGGTGCCGGTCTGGTTGGCCCATATCCCGGGGAATGTTGTCGAGCCCCTGTTGCCGTAGTCCTCAAATATTATTCGGCCTGTCGGGTCGTCGTAATAGGTTGCACCGGTCCCTTGCGCGATACGGGCCAGGGCATCAAGTGCGGTAGTGGGTTGCGCGTCGGCTTCGAGGATCGCGTACAGCGTGATCGCCGGATCTCCAGCGTTGAGGTAGTCGAGGCCAGTGGCGTCCAGTATTCCGGTGACCCGTTGCCGTGCGCTTTGCTCAATGTACCCCGAGGCACCGACATCGGTGTAGCCGAGTTTGGCTAGGTTACCCATCGCGGTAATCGTCGTGATTGCAGTCGGGGTGCCGGTACTAATGAATGACACGTTAAGGTCACTAATCGCACCGGTGAACCTATCGACATTATCAAAGGATATTGCGACCGTGTCGGCGAGTTCCAGTAGTGGGCCAGTGTCGCCCCGTAGCACTATTTGGGTATTGGAGGCGGTCGGGCTAGAGGTCACATCACTACGTCCGTGGGCTACCGTGACGTTAAACTCAAATAGGTCCAGGTCGATCACCGACCCGGCGAGAGTGATTTCGAGTGTCATGTCAGCACCGGGGTTACGACCGAGCCACTACGGGCATCCGAGTTGCGGATCACGTTGGCGATAGCCCGCGCCACTTGTTGATCGGTGATTAGTTGTTGGGCGGCTGTCGCGTCGGCTACTTTCTCGGCTCTGGCCGCTGTGGCTGCCGCTTCGACGTTGCGAACCGCTGCGGCCACGTCACTGGCGAGTTGCGTTTTGAACGCTGCCCCCACTGGCTTAGCCATATTCTTACCCAACTTTTTAAGTGTGTCGCGCTCGTAATCAAGTTGGTTAGCGAGCCCGACGACCATCGCGGCGGCCTGCTCTACCCCGGCGTTCATAAAGTCAGGCACTAAACCGAGGGCAAGCTCTTTAGTTTTTTCTTGAATGTTTACAAACTTTTCGTTAATTGTGCCTAATAAGCCTTTATCGCCTAACATTTCTTGACCGAGTGCCCCGCCAACTTCCGGACCCAATCCCGCCATGTAATCAATGAGCCGCTGATCAACCTGTGAGTTTTGTAACCCTTCGAGGACGTTGCCAAACCATTCGGCTTCGGCTATTTGAGCGTTAAAAGCATCCACCAGGGCTACCCCGGTTTTGTTGCCTTCTTCATCGAATTGATCCGTAAACGCTGATCCTAGGTCGATCCCTGATAGTAGATTCCCCTGCATTGTTAGGGCGTAGTCTGCTACGGCGTTTTTAGCGTCCTTAAAACTCTGTATTTGAGTGTTGAGTAGTGCCTCAGTCGAGGCGATTGCCTTGCCTACGTCTTCCGTGCTTTTTTCTAGGAACTTCTGGAATTTTGTTAGTTTTTCTACTTCGACGGTCGCGGATGCGGTCGAGCCGCCGTAGTTTCGTATTGTGTCTTCGGTTCCCTCTAATATCTTTTCGTATGCGGCTTGCCGTTCGGCTAGGGTCAGTACGCCGTAGGTGGCTTTGACGTTTGCGGCAGTTTGCTCGTTTGTGGCCTTTTCTACTTCCCTTAGACCGCCCAGGAAGTAGGGGAGGCCGTCGGCGGTTTTCCTGGCGGCGTTAGCAAAAACAAGTAATTTTTCGGCTGCTATTCGGGATTCCTCGCCCGATTCGTACAACCTGATCGCTGTCTCCGATAATCCAAAAGACACTAAAGCCACATTTACCCGCAACACTTTCATTAAACCATCAAAAGAAGAAACTTCTTTTTCTGCGTCACTCGATTCTTCCCCGACGCCTCTAATAGTGTTTATTAGGTCGGATAGTTCAGTTATCGCAATACCAACACCGCGAGTGAAGTCACCTATTCCTTGCCCGGTGTCTTGGATAACTCCGGCCATGCCTCTCGACCCGCCCATAGCCTGCCCGGCGGCTTCCAGTGCAGAGACTAGGCCGATACCGATTTCGGCTTTAGCGTCTTCGACGGCGGCTTGCAAGATCTTTTGAGTGTTTGCTAGACCCTCAGAGGTGCGGGCAAAGTCACCCTGAGCGTCACTGGTTTGGGAAAGAATGACGTTATGGGCGGCTAATACTTTTTGCTGCGTTGTCAAAGTGGTGGTGCCGTCGCCGATCCCCATCGAAAGGGCGGCGGCTTTGAGTGCGGCGTCATCCATCAGCACACCGAAGCGCCTCAGTGGTTCGGCTTCACCACGCAACGCGGATCCAATAGCGTTGATAGCCTCATCCGGTGACGAGTTATTAAACGAGGCTAGGTCCGCTGAGAGGGTAACCAGTTCGGTGGAGAAGTTTACTAGGTCCCCGCCACTGAGCCCGGCGGCTTTACCGAATTGGGCGAATGTTGCGGATGCTTCGAGTGCTTGAATACGGGTTTGACCTAGGCCGGTGACTGCATCCTCGGCAAAGTCCAGAATTGATTGTGAACTCTGACCGAATATGACTCCAACTTTATTCTGTGTTTCGCCAAGGTCGGATGCTGCTTTTACGGCGTCTACACCGACTTTTACGGCGAACGCACCTGCTGCGGCCCCGGCTGCCAAAAGAATCGGGCCCATGTTGCGGCTTATCGACTCCCCAAAGCCTTTTAGACCGCCCTCGGCCTTATTTATGCCCCTATTAAACTTTTTGAGGTCGGCGGCGAGGAATATGGTTAAAGTTTTTCCGGCCATTACATCACCGGCCATTTCCGTACGACACGGTCGACGGCTTTAGCCCATTCGTCTATAGCGGGCTTTTGGTATGTGCGGGCTTCACTAATCCAGTCGGAACCCGATCCGAACGCGGCAGGCATACGATTCCGGGCACCCCCTGCTGCTCGACCCCGGTTTCCTTTGTCTGACGGGTATCGCACCATCGTTGCCGATGCGCCACCACTAAAGGTTCTAGCCGCTTTACCGATCATGACTTTTGGGACTCGGTCGGATCCTGCCCGGACACTTTCCGCGATTTTCGGTCCCCACGGGCCAGCGCCCATAGCGGCTTCTTTCCACGCTGGCACCATGTGTTTTTCGGCAATAACTTTCGAAGACGCACGTAATTCTTTCCCTGCGGCTTTACCGAGTTTTGAAAGATCGCGCAGTAGCGGGCCTAAACCTTCGATATACACATCGAATTGCTTCGGGGCCATTACGTCAACTCCTCCATAATCGTGACAACCTCTCGGCCGCTCAATTTCTTAACCTCTTCCATCGTCCAGCCCGTACGAACCGCTAGCCGAATGAGTAGCCTGCCGTGGCTACCCTCTAAAAAGGTTCTACATCGTCCTTAAGAATATCGACCTTGACCCGGTTTTTACGTGCCCAAGATTTCACCGTCTTAAGGTCCCCCGGTTCTTTATCCTCGAGATAGAAATAAGCGATTGTGAGTCTCATCGCTTGCTCACTTGTGGGCCGGTTCCCGTTTAGTTCTTCATACATCATGAAGTCCACGGGCAGGGTTTCGATTTCTTTTGTTTCGTGATTATCTGACTCGATTTTTAGTCTCGGGTACATAATGGTTCCCCCTTAGCCTTATGCGCTTGCGGCGAATGTTACCGAGCCGGTGAATGATGTCGATACTGTGACTACACCATCGGCCGGATATGTGAGGTCGGCGGATTCAATAAACATCGCGGCACCTGTCCACGTTCCCGACGCGGATTCGACCACGACCGCGACGGATGCGGCAGCAGCGATAGCGGTTTGCAAAGCCCCATACATCCCGGTTACTTCATCGAATAGAAAGTCGAGACTCATCGTCGAGTTGAGGTCGGTTTGATCGAACGCGACCCCGGAAAGGGTTTTAGTGCGTAGGATAGTCGGTGTCGTGTTGATTGTTCCTGACGTGACCTGGTCCTCGTATTGTGTCCCACCGATTGACACGGTGAACGCTGCTCCAGTTACTCCGATTGCGGGCATGATTTATCCTTCTTTCATTTGTATTTGTACTTCGATTTCGGTTGTCATGACGGTCCCTTGTGATCCGAGGCTCATTAGTTGCGGCGCGTTCACACTCGCGACGTTTACGGATGCGGGTAGCGCGGCCAATAGCACGTCGAGGGCGTCCTCAGTTGTTGAGATTGCCACTGCGTTGACCCTCACGTTCACGTTGAGGAGTAGCCGCCACCGCACCGCATA